AAGGGTCTGAACCGACTCGGTAACATCCTGTGAATCCATGATCGCACCGGTTCTAACCGTAAACTGATTAGGTTCACGAATAAGCAGAGAACCACCATTCTTGGCTCCGCTCACAGCAAACCTGCTGTCATATTCTTTGTTTATCTCCTTACAAAATACTAAATTATTGTGAAGGAGAGACAAAGCCTTCCTGGTAATGTCGCCATCACTCAGGGTCTTAATAGTATTGGCCATTTTTTATCCCCCTAATTTATGTTTTAATTTGGCTATCTCCCGTTGCCTGTCCCATTCCATCCATTCGGCCGTTGACATTTTTGACGGGTCTTTTTCTGATGTTCCCGTAATGCCTACTGGTTCTATCGGAGGTGGCGCAGAAGATATTTTCTTTTTATTTTCCGAGAGCAAAAGGCTCTGTTCAATTTTGAATATTTCGTAAATCTGTTGTTCAGGCGCGAGATGTACAAACTTTCCCGCAATTTCAGGATGCTTGCCTATGTGGTAGGCAACCATTGGGCCGTTATCCATAGCAAATATGACGCTTTTCATTGTGTCTGTGAAAACGGGTCTTTCAATAACTTCGTCGAAATCTGGGTTTTTAGCTTTGATTTCAGTTGCGTTTTCTTTAAACACATCAAGTGCGGCCTTCTTCCTGAGTTCCATATCTTTCTTGATATTCTCAGCGGCCTTAAGCCGTTCTTTGTGATCTATTGCGGCTGCAATGTAGTCATTGAAATCATCGAAGTCCTCTTGAACAGGTTTCTTTGTTTGTTCTGCCTGAGACTTCCAATATGCCGCTTCTCTCTCTGCTTCTCTTCGTTGGCGAGTTAGCTCGTTAATTCTTTCTTGCGCTGTTTTCTTTCGTTTCGCAGGCTCATCCTTTGGTTCCTCTTGAGGCTCTTCCTTCTGTTCCTGTTGAGACTCATCCTTGGGTTTCTCTTGAGATTCTTCCTTCAATTCCTCTTGAGATTCCTCTTGAGACTCATCATTCGGTTTCTCTTGAGATTCCTCAGAAATACCTGTAATTTCTTTTGCTTCTGCGACTTTTGTCGGTTCCATCTTGTTCCTCCTTGCGCCATTACGGCGAGAATAAAAAAGGCAACCTCCTTCCGGAAAGTTGCCTTTGGCCCCTAATGGGGGTTAAGCTATATGCAGATGCCCTTACTCTTCCAAGAGCTTCTGAAGCATCTTTTGGATGCCCTTTAATGCTTTCAATATTTCAATGATGATCTTTTTTTGTATTTCAGTCATTAGCTTATATATGTTACCTTCAAAACGCCGTTAGTTATCCCTGATTTGATAGCACGAAACTTGGATGCTTCATCTGCGTCAAGATAAAAAACATCGCCTGGGTTAATGAGATGCCCCACGCTTGATGTTGGCGTAGTCCCGTCAACAGCTATCCTGATTGCAGCGGTTTCAAGGCTGCAAACAACCTTTTTCAGTGGTACCCCGTTTTTATTGTGGGGATAGCTTAAATATGTCGAGGTAAGCCCGACCGCTGTATTGACCGTTATGCTTTCATGTGCGTATGCCGCCATCTTCCGCCTCCTGCTTCTTCATATTTTCTGTTGCCTTCTTTATTTCCTGATAGACTTCTTCCGCCCCCGGATAATCAGTATACTTAAATATCAGCGGTGCTATTGCCGGCGCAAGGTCGGGAGCGTACTGCATTGACTCTATAAGCATCCTAACCATTTCTTCACGCTTTGAACCGTAAGAAAGTCCAACTGACGCTATAACATCGTACTGCCCTACTGAAAGGTCGTTAATCGTTCCTATGGAACCGTCACTTTTCTGAACCGGAGTATTCACCGCAACAAACTTCTGGTTGCCAGATTCGTCCATAATTCTTAAAGCTCGTTCCGAATCGTAAATCTTGGGGATAAGATCAACAAGCTGTTTTCCACAATATGTAATGGCTCTCGTAAGGTTGTCTATAAACTGAAATGTTCCTCTGTCAGACTGCTCGACTCTTGCGAGTATGGCCCTTCCGCTTCTTTCGTTAGACGGGGCACCCTTGGAGGCTTCATATCTTCCTAGATGGTCTTCTATGTCATAAGCCGTAGTCTGCATCATCGATATTATTGCAGCCGGTATCTGTGCCTGTGGTTCTCTTGAGGGCTTCTCTAATTGGGCAATGGCATTATAACGTATAAACATCCGATTTTCTTCGTTAGACTCTTCCCATTCCGTTTCAAATCCGTCTATCTGACGCTTATCTATAATGAACGGGCTTTTAGGAGTAAGGGCAACAGTTTCCGTTGCTGAAGTACTCCAGTAGTTATACATTCTCTGGGGATCTTTGGCCCCCCGTATCAGCGATAGATAATATTTCTTGCCGTCTATTACTATCTCATCACCAAGCACGGGAATTACTGGTATGTATTTCCCAGGCCACTCCCCATGTTCAAGTATTTCATAACCATTTGTCTTGCACCACATTACCCTGTGGCTTTCAACGTTTCTCTCTTTTATGATTTGCAGTCCGTCTTTTTTTATCTTCGCTTCTGAGTTATTTCCTAACTGAACATGACTCCCATCACTTAAAAGTGCCATCTTTCTAGTATATGGTTCTTTCCAGAAATATTCAGCAAGTCTTACCCTATCTTCGCTAAACCAATCGTTACTGTCACTTCGCCTTGATGTGTCAAAGTTTTTTGTATCAGCATCTGGGTACTTGCGTTCAAATTCTTTCTTGCTAATCGAGTCTTCTATAAAACACCACCTTGCGTCTTCATAGTTAAACTCAGTCGCGGAAGGGTCAAAATGAACCATAAATGGATTGACTATCCGTTTAATGAAAATGTCCTGTTCAAAGGGGTTATTTTGGCTCCATCTTGTTATTAACCTGAAGAACCCTATCGAACCTGCGATAGCGTGTCCGTAAGCTGTGTCATAGGCTATATGAGCATCGCTCAGGTATTCAATTTGCCTTATCAAATCATCGTATAACGTAGCAATGGCGGGGTCAGATTTGCTGTCAACCGGTATTGTTTTTATTCTTGGGCGGTTCTGTAAATGGTCTCCACGAATCTGCCTTACAAACTTCAAAAGTTTGTTAATGGTTAGTACCGGTCTTCGTGCCTTTTCTCGTTTAGAGCGTATCGTTGTAGGCCATTGCCCTTCACCTATATCATAGACAAACTGAATATCCGCTTTGGCATCTTCATAGATCTCGTTCCACCCGTCAACAGAAGTTTTATACCTGTCACGAATAGTGTTTAAGAGATCCTCTTCTTTTTTACCGGTTATTTTAACTTCTTTTTTAGATTCTATTGTATCCATTGTCACCTGTACCCTGCTATGACTTTTTTCTGGTTATTAAACCAGTCCTGCTTTCTGAAAAAGTTTATATGCGCCAGGTCTTTAATGTTTGGGATAACTTCTCGCAACGGGGCTGTGTAATCAAATCTTTCAAATACTTTCTGAAAAAACTCAAAATCTTCTTCATAATCAAGTGACATTCGTATGTCGTCAAAATATACGGGATCGTTTATTTCAAGGGGTTTCGGTTTGCATTTAAAAAATTCCCATATCATTTCAGTGTCATTCGACTTCTTTGTTTCGTAAGCCTCCCTGAGAGCGTCCCGCGTAAACCCCATTGAAAAGGCTCCCTGAACTATTCCTTCAGGCTCGTTAATAAAATCGTCTCTTTCAAGCTGTTCTAAACCAAGATTAAGCAGTTCAAAGTCCATCATAAGGTTGTCAGCCTGAAACGTAACAGCTTTTTCACACCCAAATTCCTTGAAGGCTCCCCAATAACGGGAAATAATATCTTCTGAATCTCCCCTGAAACAATACACATTGTTGCGCTTGCTTATCGTTTCGATTATGTCGTCTTCCTCTAAATGAGTGGTGCAGACAATTACGGGTTTTTCTGTCAGCTTCGCACGCCTGATACATATTTCTACGGTTGGGAGACCATTTATTTCTCGCAAGGCTTTTAAGGGCAGTCTGCTGGATGCCGTTCTTGATGTAACTAATATCATCGTCTTAACTTTTCCTTGATAGGAATTTCAGATTCATATACTTGTTTAACCCCATCGCCCATGGCTTGCTCAACGCCGTCAATATATTTTCTGAGCTTCATAACTCCCTCTGGTTCAAAGGAAGACGGATGGTCTGAACCGTACATTGAACGGTTAAGCGTAACATGGAACTCTATAATTTCAGCACCAAGGGCAACCGCAACCGGCATAAAGATAATTCCAGGGCTGTGATTGGAAAAGCCTATCTTCGCCCAAGGATATATTCTTTTCAGTGTTTTAATAAAATTAAGGTTAATTTCTTCATTTTTTGTCGGATACGTTGAAGTACATGCTAAAATAGCATAAATCTTTTTCCGTCCAAGTGCCTCAATGGCCCTGTCAATTTCTTCCATGTTAGACATGCCGGTTGAAAGTATTACCTGTTTATCGTAATTATGACAGTTCGCAAGCAATCTTTCGTTTGTAATTAAGGGTGAAGGAAGTTTAATGAAGGCGCATCCAGGATGCATGCCAAGAAAATCAAGACTGTTTACATCCCACGGCGAAGCGAACCAACCTATCTTACCTTTACAATAGCGGTCTATCTCATTAAAATCATCACAGCTTAATTCAAGCCCTTCCTTCTGCTCTCTCGTGGTAGTTCCCCAAGGCGATTCTCTGGGCTTGTCGAGTTCTTCCTTCGAGTACACTTGAAGGATGTCACGTTTTTGAAACTTTACGTAATCACATTTGGAAAAATGCGCTATGTCAATAAGCTGTTTGGCTATATTTATATCGCCATTGTGATTAATGCCTATCTCAGCCACCATTAAAGCAGACATGCTTTACCCCCATTGGTATTCTTCCGTTCCTCCCAATAATTGCAGTTTTTACAGGGAGCGATAAAAATTCCCTTCTCCTGTCCTGCATATAAGACTTCGTTAATCTTCATTGCTTCCTGCCAGGATTTATTACAGTGATTGGTTATGTCAATGTTGATTGTCTTAATCACTGCAATTCCTCTATTCTTTTTGACTTGTCACAGATAAACATGTCATATTCTGGTTTTCCAAACCTCACTTCATGGTATTTGCATCCCCATTTAACAAGCTGTATTCTTGTAACTTCTCCCCAATCTATGCCTGTCTGTGATCCCCTTGCAGTCCAGTAAACTATTGTGTGTCCTTCGTCATACAATTTGTTTATCTTTTCTATCTGCTCAATCCACGGAACCGCATTGGCGTAATCCTTCTCCTGCGAACAGATAGTTCCATCAATATCAACGAATATTCTTGACATAAGCTACCAATGTATCTGTTTTGCCTATGGAGGCTAAAGAAGCCTCATACGCGTTTTTAAGCTCAGGTGAATTAAGAAACATCCATTCGTTATGGCCGCCTGGCTTGCCCTTAGACAACCAATAAAGATGGTTGGATAGATGATACCTCTGCACATTTTTAATTGCTTGCAGGGCCAATCCTGAGCGTTTAATTACCTCTTTCAGTGTTGCTTCGGTAAAAAGGAACCGATGATCCGACCAATAGGTAAAATCCTTAAACGCATCGCAGTCATAAAGGCTTAAAAGGGCGTCATCAGCGGAGGGCACTTCGATAATCATCGTACCCCTTAATACTTTTCCCAATCTATTAAGCGTCGCAACAGGGTCCTTTTCATGTTCAAGGACATGGAACATAGTAATCACGTCATATTCACGTGATATATCAAGTTCTTTTGTTACTGCTATGTCCTTAAATCCCTCTACATTAGGCTCTACGCCCTGAACTGAGGATGCTACCCGCTTAGCCAGCCTAAGATAACCGCCCATTCCACACCCGAAGTCGAGTATCGTTTTGTTTGTAATAAGGCTCCTCGTGAGCAGGAAACGCCGTTCATCGTCTTCCACACATGCCTTTTCCCATTCTTTAGGTTTGCTCGTGTAATAGTCGCATGACCCGTCGTTTTTCAGAAAAACAAGGCCGCACTCACATTCCCACACTGGAATATCTCTATCCCTGCACTTCAGATGACGTATCCTTGCCTCTTTTCCGCACATGTAACACTTCATCTAAAACCCCTGAATAATGTGTCTTTCTCTTCGTAAATCGGAAAGCGGTGTATATGGTCTCCATTGTCGTATGCTATTAACAAGACTCTCATGTTCCCATCCACATTCCGGTACCAACCGAATACGACCTTGGAAGAGGCTTGATTAAATGGTTTGTGTACTTAGCTCCCGTTAAAAAATATCTGTACCAGTTCTCCATAAAGTGGTCGTTCTCTTTAATGGGCTTGCCGTTGTCATCAAAAACCCAACGCTGGACTTCATAGAGATGCCTTTCGCAAGTTTCAAAGACATAACAGGTCGGAAGGCCGTTCACACCCCGCAAAGCTTCCTGCACGTTCTTGATCCCGCTATCCTTGTCTTTGCTTGCAACGTGAAGGGTTATACCGTGAACCGAAAGTTTATCGTAAATAGTGGAAAAAGCGTCTTTAATATCCGACCCTAACATATTTCTTACATAAGCAGTGTCGCCTTTACTCAAGGGGTCAATAAAAGCATCCCTGCATTTCCACCCAAAAGCCTTCATGTTTCTGATAATGTCGTCGGCTATCTCGCTTGCACTTAAATTGTTCCAGGTTTCCCTTACACAGTAATGAATATCCTGCCTGTTCACCGCCCAATAACTGATAGCCTGTGGAGTATTAAGATGAAAATCGATCATTACGGTTACCGGCCAATCCGTAGGCACGTCAAAGGGCTTGACAACATGAATATTCGTATCAAACTGCTTTAAAACCCTCCCCACAAGGCTCTTGAACCTCCCAAAAACACGAGGAGGAACGTCAGGCGGGTCGATGTCTTTTATGAATTTAAGTATCTTCAGCTTTGCAATGTTTTCATGCAGCGAAGGGTGTACGTGATTCTCCAAATACACTTCA